TCAGCCAAATCGGGCGACTTCTTGATACGTTGTTTCATGTCCAGCTTCTTTTCTACGGCAACTTTTCGTCCCTTGTGGAAATAAAGCCTACTGCAAAGTTCGCTTACCAATGCAGAATGCTTTTCAACATCAATGCCAACCAGACTTTGCGTTGACATTGCAGTATGAACTTGGAACCAAGACTCTGTAACTCGTCTATCGTATGCTTCTTTGGCAGTACGCTTATCCAAATTGCTGATTTTCCGTTCTGTAGGCATCCCCATAGAAGAAATAGGGGTAATGAACATTGCCTCTGGATGGAATTTTCCCCATTCAATGATGATTGCCCGTAGCATTTTGCCGCCATCACCGGAAATATCCAAACCAAAGTCCCTTGGGTGAACCCCATACTCCAAGCAGTCTTTAACAACTTGCATGGCAATGCTTTCTTCAAAAACATCCCCTACGGAAGTCTGATATTCTTTGGTTCCAAGGTAAAAACCAACCCTTCTACCAGTATCATTTGGCCCAAAACGGCAAAAAGTAGCGGCACAACGGTCTCCTCCAGCCGTAAATGCAGGGTCAAATCCACAAACTACCTTTGTTCTATCGCTCCAAATAGGTTCCCAAGCAATATCACAGGCTTGAATGAACTGTTTTGAAAAAATTGTAAGCTCAACAGAAGTATCAGGCCACCAACCATAGACATTTCGCCAATATTCTAGGGCATTTTTATTGCCATAGCATCGTTTTAGCGTTGCCGCTTCTCCCTGAATTGTCAAAAACCTATCAAATGGAGGTATTTCGGCATCTGGTTTCTTAAAGTTTGGGCTATCTTCTCCAGAAAGATGCAAGGCAACACCAGTTCTGGTCTTCCATTTATGGGTGTACCTATCAACGGAGTCCCATTCCAAAGGATGATCCGGTTGACACAACTCTGTGTGGGGATTGTTGGCAGTATTTGAGGGGTTTGCCATTCCTCCAAAGATAAAATCAGGATTTGCACCAAGGTTTACCCTTGTGTCCAAAGCATAAAGATCCATTTCAGCCAACTCATCCAAAAATAGCCGCATTCTGGCATTTTTACGTCCCCGTGTATTCTCTACAGAACGCTTTCCTTCTCCTCCACGGGGAAAAGCAAGGGCTTTAATGGCATTTGTATAGTCACGCTCGGCATCTTTTGTGTCAATAGACTCAAAAACAATCATCCTGCGGTACTCAACAAGGTTACCAATGCTGGTATCTTTGCCGTATTGAGCCTGTAGATTACGCATCGCAATTCGGTAAAGCGTACAAACTTTACCCCAAAGACGGTCTTCAGATGCATCCAAAGATGTGCTGGCAACGTAAGTNGATGTGCAATCNGGGGCACAAAGCCAATCAATAACGATGCAAGCCGCAACAGAGAAGGTCTTTCCGCTACTTGCACAACCCGCAATACCCCAATCATTCTCATTACAGAACAAATCAATGATGTCTAATGCGTAATTATTGGCGATTCCTTGTGAATGAAGTAAAACATCGTTGCCATAAATCAACTGAAAGCAGTTGACCATATGCTGTGCAGGGTTTTTGAGGTCTGTATCCTCTAGTCGGATACCCCTTTTGATCCTGTCACGCCTTCCAAACTCTCCGCGAGTCAAGCGATAAGCCGTAAGCTCACGGATGAATTGTGGAACATTCTCAAATATAGAAAGCCCGTAAGTTGTGTCTTTGGGTGGTTCCAAGATCAGTCCATTGTATTCCATGCAGAATAAAAGTTTGACTTATTTTATAAATGTCGGCAAGCATTAGGTTCACATGAGATTGAAAAACCCAAACGATGCCATNCCCGGTGGCCTGTGGTATCAATATAGCGACGATAAAGGNAANACCTATCGTGTAAATGGAATGGATCTGACNTTTGGAAGGCAGTTTGTCCAAAAGGTCAAATCAGACATGGCAAATAAGAATGTTGCCATACCNGANAATTTAGAATATTTGATTGAGCAACAAATTTGTAAACGTATTGCTGGACAGTATTGCTGGCAGGAAGCTGGAGATGCTGTTGCAAACGTAATCCACAAGTTTGCAAATCTTGGAGATAAGGTTGCTTCTACATTTGGCATCAATGCCCAATTAGAAACACGGGCAAAAAATTGTCCAGCCTGTCAAAAACGTAGAGAAGCACTCAATAATATCACTCGGTAATGGCTAAAACAAAAAAGATCGTTAATCGTGAAGGTGTTTCTTCATGGGGTTTCAATACAGTTAATTCAAATGGTGTAGCCCCAACAAGCCGTGTCCAAACGGCAAACGATGCTTTTACAATTTGCTGGAACCTTCGACTAGACAACGCTGGTCGTGAACGCAAGTGGGGTCGTATCTACAAATGCTACAAAGGTTTTCCTCCTACTGATTATAGTCAGGTAGCATCAAGGCAGTTGCAGGGACAAAGTAATGTTCCATTCCGTCAAATGAAGTTCATTGTGGATAACCAGAAGTCCAGTTTTGTGGACATGGTTATGGAAAGGAATACTGCCGCAAACATTACCACAAAGGTTGGTAATCCTACTGAAAAAGAAATCTGGAGTAACATTATCAGTATTGGATTTGATAGGATGCTTCGTTCTTGGACATCCTATAACTACAACGTCGAGCTTGATGTTGAAGAGATGACCCTTTACGGAAAGGGATTTGAGATTGCAGAAGATCGTGATGGATGGCCAACCAAGAGTTTCCATAACTCTAATGTACTAATTCCAGATAAAACGTATGCAGACCTCACGAACTTGGGTGAGCTTTGCATTAAACGTAGCTACACCCCCCTTGAGTTCTGGCTCAAGATTACAGGCGGGGAGGAAGATCCCGAAAAGGCCGAAAAACACGCCACGGATATGGGGTGGAATTTTTGGGCTTGCGTGGATGCCCTGCGTATGTTCACGACCAACTACCGTAACACTTATACCAATACGGAATGGTTGCGTGACGTTGCTTCAGGCAACATGAATCTTTCTCGCCTGTACACACTTCGTATTGAAGTTTACGAACTGTATATCATGGAGTTCAATGGAAGTATCTCCAAGATGCTTTTGCTCCAGAACTACGGTGGCCTTGTCCTTGGATACAAAGAAAACGGACGCAAGGATCTTACTGAAGAAGAATACCGTGATCAAACGGGTTTCCTTTATTACAAAAAGGATTGGGTAGAAAAGGATGAAGATGGATGGGAGGACATCATTGCTCCCATTACCGACTCTACCGGAAGCGGAATTTGGCATGAAATCCAAGGTCTAGCTGAAGCTGTATTCATTCAATGCCGTGCTTACGACATCCATATGAATCGCTTCATGGATGCTGTTGATTGGAATACTCGCCTCATGTTTAAGGGAGGATCTGCTGAAGCAACCAAAAAGCTCAAGCAGATGGAGTGGTCTCCAATGCTGATCTTGCCACAGGAAGTTGATCCTGTTCAGGTTCATGTAAATATCCCATTCCAAGAAGTTCTTTCGGGTATTCAATTCTATCAGGCCGATCTCTATAGGGGAATTGGTGCATACAATATTGGAAACTATTCCAAGACAGGGAAAGCCCGTACCAAGAAAGAAGCTGAATTGGATGCCGCTGAATCTGCCAAACTTCAAGGCACACAGATTCGTCGCTTCAATGATAACCAGACTCGCTGGCTCAAAATGCTCTACAAACGCATGAGCAGAACCACCAAGGGAGGATATGGTTACAAGCTCAAGCAAAAGTTTGTGGACTTCATGGAAGAAAATGGAGTTCCTGAAGAAGCATGGAAGTGGGAGAACATTGAAAACCTTGAGAGCAATATGCTTTCCGGTTCTGGTAGCCCTTCCTATAAGTTGATGGCGGCTCAACAGACTGTTTCCCTTACCGGAATGACCCCCATGAATGAGGGGCAAGCAAATGCTATTGCTGATGCTATTGCCGCTCTCAATGGTAGGCAGAATGTCAATCGCTACATCAAGCAAACCAAGGTTGACATCCCTGATGAACAGGGAATCATCTCGATGGAAAACATTGGCATGACTGATCCAAAGGGCAACCCTGCGAACTTCAGGGTTTATCCTGACCAGAATCATGTCGAACACTTCAAGGCCCACTTCCAAGATGCCGCCGCATCCATGCAGGAAGCTCAAGCCGCAATGCAATCTGGCGGTCAGAATCCTCAAGCCCCGACTCGTGGACAAGCCGCTCAAGGAATTTCGGAAGAAGCCCTTAATCTGGTGCGTGATATTTATGCCTGTCTCATGCGATTCAAGGGGCCGCATATGGTTGCACACCTTCAGTTTATTGAGAAAGATCCTACCAAGAAGCCAATGGCAAAGCAGTTTGCTCAACAGATGCAACAGCTTCAGCGTGGAACGGATGAGCTTGGAAGTCAGCTTGCACAGATTGAACAAGCTCGTCAGCAACAGCAGGGCCAAGGCGGGAATCAAGATCCTGCACAAATCAAGCTACAAGCTCTTGTTGCCAAGGAAGCCATTCAGACTGACTCCCTCAAAAAGAAGGAAGACATCAAACTTGCGGCAATGGCACAGAAGGCAAGCCTTCACAACGCCAATGCAATGGAAAAGGTTGCAACTGAACTTGCGACCAAGAGAGCGAAAGCCGCAAATGATATTCAGATTCATCGTGCAAAAGCCGCCCATAATATGCAAGCTATGCAGGATCAACATGAACAACAGTTGGTTCAGAACGACCAACAAAACGCACAAGACATGGCGGCTCAACAAGCCGCTATTGCTCAACAGGAACAAGTAACCACGCAAAACCCCGATCTCGGACAGCAAAATGGATAATCCAAACGTAGTAAATCTTGCCGCCGCTCTCATTAACGACAAGCGATATTCAGAACTAAAGACAGCAATTTATGAGGATCTTGTAACAAAAGATCACTCAACTGTAGTAGCAGTATTTCGTGCATTGCAAGACTATGCAACTAACGCTGAACAAAATACTTTTAATTCAGTAGAAAATGCACTAAAGTCCACAGTTGCTATTTCAAGAAATCAGTCTGATTACGATCCTGATCTTGACGAAAGCCTAACTGATGACGAAATTTCTCTTCGTAAGTAACCACACAACCACAAAAAACCATGTCTGAAACCGTAGCTGAACCCATCCAAACGCAAGCAACTATTGATTCTCAAGCCGCTCGTGATGCCGATAAAGCCGCAAGAGAAGCCGCTGTAAAGCAAGCCGATTCATTCTTCAGGTCTGAAATCAAAGAGGCCCCCAAGGGAACTCCTGAAGATTTGTTCCGCAAGTTTGGAGCAAAGACTACTCAAGACGCTGAAGAGCATCAGACTCGTATTGCTGAACAGAAAGAAGCCGCAAAGAATGCGGAAATTAATCGCCCTGAACCAGAGACAAAGGCTTCTTTGGTTGATGATGAAAAGAAGCCGGGATTCATCAAGTCTCTAAAGCAAACCAACGAACAGCTTGCTAAAGAAGCCGCTGATCTTAAAAAGAAAGTTGAAGAATACGATAAGGCTCAACAGGAAATTGCTGAACTTCGTTCCAAGATTGATGATAGCGAAAGCAAGAAGGAGATTGAAAAGCTCCGCAAGGAACTTGAGCTTGCTGTAAAAGAAAAGCAGGAGCGAGAGGAAACACTTACCCGTGACCTTGAAGAAGTTCGCAAGGCAAATGCATTCTTGAATCTTCATGCTGATCCTATTTTTAAGGAAAACTTTGATGCTCCAATCCTGAATGGATACAAACAAGTTCAGATGATTGTTGGAGAAGATCAGACTGCTATTACTGAATTTACTAAAGCAATTCAGGCATATGAGGCATCCCTGAATACTCAAGATCCCAATGAAAGGGCAAAGCAGAGGGAGATTTCCAAGCAAACGCTTAACTACATTTACGAGAACCTTTCTCCAATGGAGCAAGCAAAGTTTAATTCTACTGCCTATGATGTCTTGAACAAGATTGAGGCAAGGAGTCAGGCAATTGCCAATTGGGAAGTTACCAAGGCACAGACTGATGAAGAAAAGAATCGCCGCATTGCCNTTGCTAAATCCCAAGTTGGGAAGCGTTGGCAAGATGCTTTTTCTCAAGCAAAACAACAGCTTGCTGATTCCGTTAAATACAACGAGGAAATTGCCAAGATCATTGCTTCCTCAAAGATTGATGATGACACAACGGAAGATGAATTGATTGCTGAAGCCGCTCTCCGTGAGAACAGCAATTATGCTCCTGAACAAATTACCCGTGTTCTTATGCAGGGGGCCAAGTTTAAAAAAGCTAAAGCATATTCTTTTGCTCTTGAAAAAGAGAATGCTGAACTTAAAGAAACCATCAAGAAAATGCGTGGTTCTGGAACTTCGGAGGGAAGCATTGGCTCTTCTTCATCAGGAAAAGCTACAGAAGTAGAGGAGCGTACACCCGCCGCTCTCTTTCGGAAGTTTCAAAATCGGTAGTTGACAGGATTGTAGTTTGTAGTATGGTCTGAATATGACCATGCGAATCAAACGAGGAACAATCAGAGAAGACGGCAAGATATTCTGGAGCTACCACAATAAAGGTAAAGAGTATTGGGTAACTCCAGATGTCTTCAAATTTAATCAAGAACGCAATGGACTTTGGGCAAAAGAAAACCCAGACATTCATAGGGAAAACAATAAGCGTTGGAATAGAAACAACCGAGAACGCTACAATGAAAACAAAAAGCGTTCTGCGAAAAAAAATCCAGATACTTGTAAAAACATTCAACTGCGAAACAAGTTTGGAATAACGCTTGATCAGTATAATGAGATGCTTGCAAATCAAGGTGGTGTCTGTGCAATTTGCAAACAACCATGTGAAACTGGAAAATCGTTAGCTGTTGATCATTGCCACAAAACAAAAAAGATTCGTGGGTTGCTTTGCCAGCATTGCAACACTGGATTTGGACAATTTAGAGAAAACAAAGAATTTATTATTTCAGCAATTTCATACATTGATAAATTTTGTTGTTGACGAGTTTTGAGTTTTTCTATAATCGTCACATATCTGGATTAGTTGGGGTAATTGCCAAACTGCTCTTGGATGAAGCACCAGTCAGGGTAGCTCCTGACACAAAACAAAAAAGCGGGGTGTGATTCTTAAGTGCAGTGGGGCAGGTACACCAACCTTGCGAGGTTGCCAGTCGCTCATAACCAAAACCGTGTTTTGGAAAGGCGATTCTTTTCAAGGCACATAACCAAACAAATAACAAATTAATCATATGGCACAAAATGGTGTGACCTTTAGTTCGTGTCAGGACGTTGACACGTTGTTCCGTGAAGCAAGGACGTATTATAACCCTTTCTTCATTAAGAAGATGGCCATAAACAGTATTTACTACGGTCGTCTTGAGACGGAAACTTGGCCCCTTAATACTCTCCCGACCCAGAAGGCGTTCCGCTTTGGTCGTGGATGGTACAACCCGGATCAGCCTTGGCAGGAAGTTCAGTCTGGACGTTGCGTTCAGAATGCTGATGACGTTCAGTTTGAGTTCATTGCTCACCCCGGAACGGAGTCGTATAGCTTCAGCCTCTTCACTAAGGCGATGCGTACCGATTGGTATCAGCTTACGGACTTCATGTATCGTCTCTTCCCGCAAGAGGAGATGGATCACATCATGGCTACCAACGTCAACATCACCAAGAACGTCCATGAGGAGTTCGCCCGTTCCAACTGGATCGGTGGTGCTGGACACAAGTGGGTTCCGATCAGCAATGGTCAGTCCCTCGTTAGCTGTGTGACCCCTGACGATCAGATGTTCATCGTTCAGCCCTTTGAGGGTACGAACGAAGGTTCCTTCAACATGGGCTATGTCTATGTGAAGCTCCCGGCTAACCAGCTTAACAACATCGGTCTTCTCTCGCTCGATACGCTTGATGACATCCTCATCAACCTCCAGCGTGAAGATGATGCCTATCGTCTTGATGTGAGTGAGGCCGCTGGTCGCCCTCTCCTTGAAATCATCGTTCCTGATGCCCGTGTCCTTCGTCAGCTTTGGCAGTATGCCAAGCAGTCCGGTGGATGGTGGGAGTCGGTTAGCGACTTCGATGACAAACAGCTTCAGTACTCCCTCGGTATTGATCGTGTTATCGGAAACTACGCTTTCTGTAACGACATCAACGGTGTTCGCCTGAATGTGGATTGGACGTATAATGCGTCCCTCCCGACCTTCAATGCGAACGATCCGACCACTTGGCCCCGTCTGGTTCGTGTTCTTCCCTACATCCCTGTGACCACCGAGCTTGGTTGCAAGTATGTTCAGAACCCTGCCTTCAACTACGCCGACTTCGGTATCACCAACCCTTGGGTCAACAAGGCAATGATCAAGTGGATCAGCCCGTCCCAGAGTGGTATCGGTGAGGCTCAAGGCATGACCCAGAACTACGCTGGCGATTGGGAGTGGAAGAACCCCGATTGGGAGTGCAACATCAAGCGTGATCAAGGTTTCTTCTGGAACCAGTTCCGCATGGGTATGCAGTTCCAAGATCCCACTCTGATGCATTCGATCCTTCATAGGCTCAACAATGCACAGCTTGTGATCCCTGCGGCTTGCAATCTGGCCCCGAACTACACTCCTCAATACACGCCCGACTGCTACGTTTGCTCGGATGTGATTACGGAGCCTATCTAAAATCACGGTTAACATCCAATGAACCCATCTAATTACGCTCCATCGGATGTCTTGAACGCTCCTGCCCTGCTGTATGCGGGGCAGGGGCAACCCTTGACTCCCTACTTTGTTTCGGTTGCTATCGGAACGAGTTTCACTATTCCTACGAGTGCCATCACTTGGTCGATCACGGCTAACGGTACTGGCTCTTGCACAGTTAACGGTGTTTCTTTTTCTGGTGCAATTAGCATCTCTGGATCTGGCCCCCTTGCAACGCCAATTGTTGTTTCGGATGTTGGATCGGATAACGTCTACGTCAGCTACACGCTTGACAATGTTGTTTACAATACTCCCGGTTACTACTAAAATCTAAATCAAATCAAATATGTCCGCTACTACTACCCCTCCCGTCCCTAACAACCTGACGCTGGTGCGTTTCGGCCCCCTTGCCGTTGACTTCACCGTTGCAGGAACCACCACCCTTGGTCAGCTTGAATACGATGAGAATGTCTTTATTCCGACATCTTCGTTCGTCGTTTACAAGAATGCCCTTGGTACGAACGGAACCGCCGCTGTTGTCGCTATTGACGATGGAACTACTGGCGAAAACATTGCTACTGCTACCCTTCCTGCTACTCCGGTGCAGACGGTTGCCGCTGGCAATCTTTCGCAGACCATCCTCACTCCTGCAACGAACGGTTATGTCCTTGGAAAAATCCCCGTTGGAACCAATGGAAGCAATGGAGCCGCCGCTACACAGACACTTCGTGTCAATGTTACGACTGCCGCCATTCCTTCGCTTGCTACGAC